AAAAAAATAAACCTTGGTGTGATAACCAAGCGTGATACTGCTCCAGTGCTTGGCGTTTCTGAGCCTCAGCAAAGGTGTGGATGTAGGTCTGATCGAGTTTGCTCATGGCATGATTGAGTAACAGCTCACCCACCATGTAATCCGTGCCCAAGTCCATCCAAATGGTGCGGGCCACTTTCCGCAGATCATGGGATTGCCATTTACTTTCACTCACTGACTTAATGAGTGCATTGGCTTGATTCCCATTTAAGGGCTTGCGCTTGGTTGAGTTCGGGAACAGGTTCACGCCCTCATAGCCTTTTGCTTTTTGCTGCTCTCGATACTGGCGCAGCAATGCCACCGCCTCATCCGTTAAGGGCAAGGTGTGTTCCTGTTTGGTTTTAGTGTGCTCAGCGGGAATAAACCAGCGGCGATCCGATAGGCTGATATGCTCCCAACGTGCCCGGCGGGTTTCCCCAATCCGGGTGCCGTGCATCAACATCATCAGCACCAGCATCAATTTGTCATGTTTAACAGGTCTTAAATCAGACAACAGGGCGGCCAGCTCATCACTGCGAATGGCTGACGGTTTTGGCGTGATCGGGGATTCAATGAAATCACTGAATTGATACCCGGCCACGGGATTGTTCGCCACCATCTTGAGTTTGTGCGCCCGCTTAAAGGTTTGCTTGAGCACGGCCCAGATAGAACGCACATATGACAAAGAATATTCAGATTGCAACGGCCAGAATAAATACTCATCCAGTTCCGCATGGTTCAGTTCTTGAATGGCATGATGGCCCAGCCTTGGCAGCAAATGGCGGCTAATGGCTGACTTAATGGCGCTTTTTCGGGTTTTGCTCAGGCTGCGATCAGACAATGCCCGCTCTTGATACCAACCAAGCAGATCCGCCATTGAATGAAATGACTGGCTCACGTTCTGGCTGTCCAAGTCACGGGCTAACTCGGCTTGAATCTCTGGGAGTTTTTTTAACAGGGCTTTGGTGGTCAGTTCAGGCCAGTTTCCCAGCTTGCGCCAAATCGTGCGGCCCTTGGCGTACTTCACCACAAACCAGCTGGCTGCGGTTCTGTCTGAGTGAAAGCGTAATCTGAGGGGGTAACGAGGATCTTTTAACTGTCTAATGCCGCTATTATCTAAGTGGCGTTCAATAACGGCATCTGAGTATTTAATTTCAAGGGTTTGGGTTTTCATCGGCATCAACCTTTGAAAAGCCAATAACACAAATATTTTCCGCCGTGTGCTTGAATCTATGCTCAAGCAACGCCAGCGGGTGCCCTTCACTGGTTTGCATTAAATGGCAATCATCCAGCAAAAAGCACTGGAACTGTTTTCTGTTTCGGTCTTTCAAAACAGTCTGAACCATTTGCTGAGCACTCATTAACTCAAAGGTGCCAGCTGGGCCAAAGTCCGGGTTTCGTTTCTTAAACTCAAGAACATATTCCTGAGTTGGCAAAATAATGGCCGTTTTAAAGCCTTCCATAGCAAAGCCCAAAGCCATTGCCTTTAGGGCGGTTGTGGCCCCCTGTCTTGGTTTTGTTTTTATATTCTGAAATAACAAACTCATTGCTTCCGTTCCTCTATCATGCAGCGGTTAGCAAAGCGGATAAGCTCATGGTGGCCTTGCTCCACCAGCTTGCATTTATCACCTGCTGGCGTGTCTTGGTCGGCTATCTTCTCCACCAACTCCAGCATGGTGCTGGCTGCGGTAGCGGTTCGCTTATCCACAGCCACAAACACCAAAGCCAGCACATCACCATCTATTTCACTGATCTGCATTTTGGCTGAGGCGGCCCCCAACTCTTTGGTTTGCTTGATCAGCGCATTGGCAGCACTGCTACACATCATCCGACTGCCCCAAAAACAAAAAACCAGAACAGATCAGCCAGTCGCGTAATTGCCTCTATAAGCAGCTGAGCAACACCCCAACCAAATGAAATATGAAACCCCATTTTGTAGTAATGGCCTGCTTTTAATTCAATCAGGCTGACCATGTTTAAGTTTGCCTTGATCATGCTTGCCCCTCGGCAACTTCAAAACGGCCAACAGTGCGAAACATTCCCACAATCACTTGACCGCTGCCGCTCTGCTCGTCATAGCTGAAATCAATCTCACTTGACATTAATGCGCCTTTTTCTTTTACCGCAGCCAGCAAGGTTTCATGTGATAACTCTTTGACTTGGGTAGACCATGATAGCTTTGAGGCTCCAACCTCAATGAACTTGATAGTTAACATTGCTCGGCCTCTTGTTTTCGTGCTTTCTTACTTTCTTGCTCTCTGGTTCGGTCTTTTAATGACTCCAGCGCACGTTCAATATGCTGGATGGCTTCGGCGTTCTGTTCACAAGGGAACGGGCCAGCCTGAAAGCAGGTTAAACGGTCATGGCAAACAGCCAGCAAGGTTTCCAGTGTTACACCATTGCGGCCATGCTCATCCGGGTGGCCGTTCTGGAACTTAATGGTGCCCAGCTCTTGGGCAATATCTTCACCCTCGACTATCACGGCCACATAGTGATTCTGAGCACCTGCCGGATTTAGTGGGCCAGCTGAAAAGATACGGATCGGCTCATCGGCATTGACTCGGTGGGTGGTAATTTCTCGCATCATGGGGCTGCCCTTACTCGTTGTTTGATAGAAAGTCGTAAATACGGTGTGATTGATTTTCGTCATACCACGTAACCAAAGCGGGCCAGTTCTCAGCAATTCTTTTCCATTCAGAACTTGCCTCTGCAATCTTTTTTACCTGCCCTTCTAAACCGCAACTTTTGAGCATACGGATACAACGGCCCAAATCGGCGGCATCTCTCGGAGTTGGCCCCGCATGGGCAGGAAAACCAATTTCAGCAAGCACACAAAGCATGTACTTTGAACTAGCGCCAACATCATCAGATTCAAGCCATTCCGTTGGTGTCATTGGCTTATCTGCATAAACTCGTTCTCTTTCGCACTCCGCACAAATCATGTTTGCGGCTTCAATAACTTTGTTCATCAATGCAACATCAGCGGCGGAGTTAGGGCACTGCTCTGATAGCTCAGAAAATATGGCTGACACTAGGCTGGGTTGACTTGGTTTAAATGGCTTATACATGGTTGTTTTTCCTCTAATGAACAGGCAGCTTTTCAGCTGTCCCATCTTGAACGGTTTCAAAGCAGTGGATAGCCATTCCCAGCATCTTTGCTGCGGCCTTTTTGGCATCGTCTATGGTTTGGCAATTACACTCATTCAGATAATTTTCAATATGCTTTTTGGCTAAGGCTTCGGCTTGCTTTTCAGTGACAAACTTACTCATCAGATCAGCCCTCCCTTTTTTGCGTCTTTGATAGCTTCACGGCGGCCCTTGAACCAATGGCGGCGAGCTTGACGGCGTAAATGTTTTTGATTGGTTGGGACGTGGTTTTTAATCATCTTGAGTGTTAGCGGGTGCTCATATGACAAATAACCTGATTCATTCCATTCATCAGCCATATAGCGCACATGGGCTTGTGAGTTACATACAGGGCACGGAATATCACCACCACAATCCAAATAGGCTTGGCCGTCCTCATCACTACCGCCGCTGTCTGCATCCCATAGATAACCATCAATGCAAACACTATCCGGGTAATGTGCCCCGAACTCATATCCTTGGTAATTACACATAGTCACCACCCTTAATTTATCTGTTCCTGATCTTCTGCCACTTCAAACCACGCATTTTCACCATCGGCCTCAATCATCCCGGTGGCTCCGCAGCCATTGCACTTGCACTGATCACCAGAAAAAGCCAGTTTTCGTTCCCTTCTTCGGTTTCCACTTCAATGCTTTGCCCACCACAGGAATCACAGGTAAGCCAGTCAATATTCAGTGTTTTCATTGCTTCTCTTTCCCTAACTTGGTTAAAACATGCTTGCGGCCTTTAGCCAGCCGCCGTTCATAGGTTCTCAGGCTCAAGCCCAATTGGTGGGCCTTGCGCATCTGGTTCAGTGGTTCGCCATCATCAACACCTATGAAACGGCCAAGGTATTCAAAGCGCACCACCTTGACGGTGATCGGGTCAGTGGTAAAAAGCTGCATCAGTGCCGCTTCCACATTAGCTTCAACACAGTCCACAACTGGGGCCGCCTTGCCGCCGCTACCAAAGTTCATATGGCCTTTACACTCGATCATCTTCGCCATCATCGAGCTGCCGCCGGGTAGGCAAACACCGCCGGACACGCACCAACGCGCCCAAGCCTCAAAAATCTGTTCTGCTCCCCTGCGGCTCACGGTTTAAACTTCCTCTATCGTTACGGGATAGCGGGCCTCTACTTGCTTTTTCTTGAGCTTGTAAACATCAGTGCGAACGCCTTTCACATCGATCACATGCACTGAGCCATCAGCGTGAAACTCAACAAAATCCGCTTTGTAGACCACCCCACCTTCAAGGTGAAAAGGCACCTGCATCAGAAAGGTGATCACCTCCCCGGCACGTACCCGAATTTTTAACTGGCAGTAATAACCCGCCTCTTTTTGGCTATCGAACGTGATCCCATCAATCACAGATTTTCGATTGCCGTATTTACTGCGGCCCTTTGGCTTGAGTGTGTGGGCTAACCGCTTCATTTCTTACCTTCTGGCTTACCTAAACTTTGAACAGCCGCAGCCATGCAAACATCCACGGCTTTACCATTGAATGGGCCGCCTTTGACATAACGATCAGCGGCGGCATTGCTCCCGGTGGTTGCTTGGGCTTTTGAATAGCCTTTAGATAGCAGCAAGTTGAATGCGCTTTTTCGGATGAACTCGATCACGGGCTGCCCTCAGTTTTTTGTCATGGAGTTGCTTGGCTTCGGAATACATTTCCTCTGGCGTTAAGAAGTGGCGGCAAGGTCGGTTTGAGTTGGTCACATAGAGATCACCAACTTTAATTGGCACCGTGTGAGAAACTTGGCCTTTCACCACAGCGAACAGCGCCCCCAGTTCTCTGAGCGTTTCCGCTTCCAGTTCGGTGGTAATGGTTGGCAGCACCAGCGTTTTACCAAAGCCCATGCCACGACTTGCCACCAAGTTGCGCACCTGTTTGGCGCGGCCTTCTGGATCTCTTGGGTAACGCATATCAAAGCGGGTGATGTGCGGCGATACGCTACAAATTCGATCAGCAATCTGATCGCGGTTTTCTTCGCTGCCGCCAATAAGGCCAATAATCAGCATTCCTTAATCTCCTTTAATTTACAGCGGCGGAAACTCGCCACCAGCTCATGCAGCTGGGGCAATGACTCCACTGCCACGCTTTCAGCTTTAGCAACCGAAAGCACCGCCTCTAACTCACCCACGGTGACGTTTGAAGCAATCCAATGACGAAAAACCCGATCAGCGCCGGGTAACTCCACCAGCTCACGGGGAAACTTGGCAGATTCAATCAGCCAAGCGGCCCACTGCTGGGGCAAATCAAACTGGGTGTAAATGGCGAATACATCCACCACCGGGCGGCTTGGGTCGGACTGGGCCACCACACGGCCATCACTGGTTCCAACCCTCAAGCCCTTGGCCGTTTCTTCTACCTGAAACAAGCCAAGGCGCTCACAGCATTCAAAGAACTGGCTCATGCTTTCCTGTTCTGCGCTTAGTACCGCAAGCCATTCAGAACGAGACAACACCACCCAGGATTTACCAACGGCGGCCAGCTGCTCTTGCACCTTCACGAAACGGGCAAAACCAACCAAGCCCAGTTCATCTTCCAGCCGTTTAACAAACGACTCAGCCGACAAACCAGCCGGGTGTTTAAACCAGCTCACGGTCAAACCCTTCAATGACTCTCACGCGAAAAATGGGGCGGTAAATTCCATTGAAATCCACCTCATGCTTGCTTTTAATCACGATGTTCATCGCTGACGGAAACTGCGGCGAGCGTTCGCCACGAATCCAAGAAGCCACCGTGCGCGGGTTCTCTTTCAGGATCTTGGCGGCGGATGGGATGCCACCCACTTTTTTAACCCAAACGGGAAATTCCACTAACAAAGCCCTCTTTACACTCACAGTGTAATAATTACACTTAAATGGGCTTTTAATCAATGCTTTTTGCTAGTTTTGCCACTTTGTGTGTAAAATTGCGCTATAGATATACAAAGGCGCTTGTTAAAGCGGGATTTACTCGGCATTCTATTTTGTCGCTTATTTTGTGAACTGAGTGATCGAGGTAGGAAGGCAAAGCCACTGCTGATTGAGGCGTGAATAATTAAATAAATAATAAGTAGTTAAAAAAAGACAAGAAATGCACATTTTTCTTATTTTTGAATTCTCTAAATGTGCATTGAATACAGGGAGTTAGCGGTTAGCGTGGTAATATAGCGACACAAGCACCCGTGGCACTATAGCTAAAGCTGAACGCAGAATATTAATTTCAACATAATTAACGGGCCATAGGCCAAACGCCTGAGAACTTAGGCGTTACAAGTAAAAGGCAGCTCACCATGTCTGAACTAAACAAGATAGTTGGCGCACGATTACAACAGTGCCGCAAGGAAAGGGATTGGACGCTTGATCAGGTTGCTAACCAGATCGGCGCTACACTCCAGCAATATAGTAACTGGGAGCGAGGGATTCGCCCCGTGTCATTGGTCTACCTGCATAAGCTGGCCGCACTGTATGGCAAGAACGGTGGCTGGCTTTCTGGTTTTGATGAACAACCAACAGACACAAAAGGCCCAACGATAACCATAAATGATGCCCTCATGGATGATGACCTGATAAAAGGTGATGAGGTGCAGATTGACAGCTCAGTGACCGTGCCAACCACCACGGATATGTTCGCCATTAAGGTGAATGATCAGGTTTGGGTTCGTTGGATACGCCCGGAACTTGATGGCAGTTACACCATCAGGGCCGTGGATGCCAAACACTGGCCGGAAATGAAAGTGGGCAGCCTTGATGAACTCAAGAAACTGGAAATTATAGGCCGGGTTCACTGTATAAAACGCCACATATAAAAAAGGGCGCGGTCAAAAAACCGTGCTTTTTTAGTGGCAAAAGTTACACATAGAGTGTAAATTCTATTCCCTAAAGCGTACATTTTAAACTTAGGGTATAGATAATGGATCAGCATATTTGTGTAACGGTGCAGGCTCCGGCACCAGTATCAGGCAGCTTTGCAGCTATCACAACACCAGAAAAACAAGAACTGGCCCTGACCAACTTGCACGGGTTTGGTTCTACTTGTGCCGGAATGGCCGCACTTGCAAACCAAGCCATCAATGAAGGTGAGCTGACCATTGAAACAGCCCAGCACCTTGCCAACCTAGCTGAAAAGCTACAACAAGAATCCAACGTAATCACACACCTACTTTCTGACCTTTTCCTTAATGGTGCAAGTTATGAGACTGATAGGAAATGATGTGATTTGCGAATCTGGGCAAAACCTGACGGATGCAGAACGCCGGGTATTGCTTGGATTGGCAGAAGGTGAAACCCCTACCGAAATCAAAAACGCCCTTAAATGCGACACCGTGAGCCTGAGAAACCTTGAAATCAGGCTTATGGGAAAGCTAGGCGCTAAGACCAAAACGCACATTGTAAGCCGTGCGTTTGTTTTGGGCCTACTGTTCAGCCGGGCGCTTTGTCTCATGTTAGCCCTAGCATTGAGCCACCCCGGTGACGGATCAGACGATTGGACGCGCATAGCCCGTGGCGGTCGTACTACTCGAACCATCCGAATCAGAACAACAAGGGACGCATAACAATGGCAGACTTAAACAACCACGCAAGCAAAAGCAATCCGGCCTTTCGTGATCAGACCTCCACCCCTGAGTGGTTATTTCAGGCTTTTAACTCTGAATTCTCTTTTGACTTAGATGCAGCGGCCACCAAAGAATCCGCTAAATGTTCACTCTATTTCACCCCGGAAACCGATGGCTTAACCCAAGACTGGGAAAGCGCAACCATGCACATTGAAGGGGCCACCGTTTGGGTGAATCCACCTTATTCAGATATTGGCCCGTGGATGCAGAAAGCCAAAGAGGAACAAGCCAAGGGAATCACCGCCTGTTTACTTGTCCCACATGACAACCGTGCAGAATGGTGGCCTATCAGCATAGCCAGTGAGATCAGGGATATTGTGGGCTATTACGATGAACGGGTTTATTTATCAGGTAAGCAGAAAGGCCAAACCTATCAGAAATGGTGCTCTGGCGGCATTCGCTTTGTTGATGCTTCAACCGGGAAAGAAATGCCCCACGAACTCAATAAACCTGTTTGCTTGGTTGTTTTCCGTCCCGGTCACGTTGGCCCATGCCAGCAAACCTACATCAGCAAGCGTGAATTGCTCGATGTTGGCCGTGCCATTGTCAAAACAATGGGCCGCACTCTTTGCGAACTTGAAGAACATAGCGCCGACTTTAACGAGTGGATCAGGGCTTGCGCTGCTGCCGTGGCTCTGTTTGGCCCTAAACGCCACTATCCAACCGCAGAAGGAAAAATGGCCCTCATGGCAGCAATGGGCGGCCAAGAATTAAAAGAACATACCGCCGGACTGAGCGAAAAGCAGAAACAGAACGCTGAAACCTTTTGCTTTGCCGTGTCCACGTATCATGTGGACGAACTAAAGCACACCCTCACCCTGCCCCAGTTCGTGACCGTTATCCAGCAACTTAAAACCGTCAATGATAATGGTGAGCACAATGGCCGCAAGATCATGACTAAGCGCGACTTGCGAAAAGCCTTCATTGACTTACTCAACCAAATCAACCAAGAAGAAACACAGGAAGCCGCCTAATGACAATTATCCACGCCCCTAAACGCATCGGTAAAAGCTCACCTCATAGAGCACTTTGGACTTTGCCGCGAAAAACCATCATTGCCACTATGGTGAGCTATGTGCTCAATGAGCGCCGTTACCGCCACCAGCAAGCCATCAAACTGGGAGGGCAAGCCTAATGGATTTTGCGCAAGCCTTAGCATCAGCGGATTCAACTGATCTGCTTGAGGCGTTCATTCACAAGTTCAATGGTGTGATCGAGGAATCAGACGATCAGGCCGGACAAATCAACATTCTTAACAGCCAGCTGGATGGGTACAAACGCCAATGTCACGCCCAAACAGAAGAAATCCAGAAGCTCAAAGAAGAAAATCAATTTTGCCGTGATATGGCGCTCAAGGCTGAAAACATTGCCAACAAGTCAAGCGGCCTACAACAAGAGTTAGCCCGTGCCAAAGCAACGATCAAGAGCCTGAGCGAACAACTGAAAGAGTTAAACCAGCTCAACCCTAAAAAGCTCAAAGAACAGAACAAGCGCCAGCAACAGAAAGCCATCGAGAAAGATAAACGCATCAAGCAAGCTGAGTTAGCATTAAAAGACGCAGGCAAGGCGCTCAAAGATTCCAAAGCCGAAACCCAGCAAGCTATTGCTAAAATTGCCGAACTCAGAAAGCTGCTGGCCCACGATACTGGCAGCGGCCTATATCACAATGGTGAGCACCACCTCATCATCTGGCCTCAGAAAACCAAGATGCAAGATAGTGAGGGGCGCATATTTGAGGGACGTTCTTTGCTGTATCTTCACCAAAGTGGCCGTGGCGGGCTTATCACTTACAACCCGGAAACCAACCAAGCCAACTTATGCGCCGCACCTAAAGGCGGATTGCGCCCAAGTGCTGAATGCCGGGAATTTGCCACTGATTGGCTCTACAAGATCAACGAGATTCAAGAGGGCATTGTAAAGGAAGAAGATATGATGCCCGTGAACTACAACGGGGCCGACTTCTAAACCCATCCACTCCAAAAGGCAGGATTCATTCCTGCTTTTTTATTTTGTGACCTGTCACGCCTCCCCATTATTCTTTTTTAAATTTTCGTGCTTTCTTACTTTCTTTCTTTCTGTCTTTTTCATATACTCGCTTCATCACTTGCCAGAAAGCACGATTGCACGAAAGCAATAAAACGAAAAGGAACCAACCAATGGGATATAAAATCAGTGTTATCAACCAGAAGGGAGGCAGCGGCAAAAGCACAATAGCCCGCGCCATTGCCTCTTGTTATGCCGCAGCTCAGTGGGATGTAAAGATTGCCGATCTTGATATTAGTCAATCCACCAGCTTTGAATGGTTACAGCGCCGCTTACAAAACCAAGTTGAACCCGTTGTGGCCGTTGAGGCGTTTGGCACAGCTGCCCAAGCACTCAAACAAGCTGACAACTATGATCTGTTCATCTTCGATGGCGCACCAACTGCCAGCCGAACCACCCAGCAAATCAGCCTTGAATCAGACTTGGTGATCATCCCTACCGGGTTAGCCGTTGACGATTTAAAGCCATCGGTAGTTCTGGCGAACAACCTGCGCAAAGAAGGCATTAACCATGAGCGCATTTGCTTTGTGTTCAACCGTGCCACGGGCAGTGATTCAGAATATGAGGTGGCTTGTGACTACCTCCGCCAAACCCCTTATTTCCTGATTGATGGCCGCATTGAAGATAAACCGTGCTACCGCCAAGCAATGGATATGGGGCAATCCATCATTGAAACCCGCTTTAAACAGCCACGCGAGAAAGCGGATCGAGTAATTCAAAACATCATCAACCGATTAGAAACACTAACAGAAGGCGCATAATCATGGCTCAACCAAAGACACCACCACCAAAAAACAAACCATCAAAAGGTGCGCCACCTACGGATAACAATGAAACTGTAGCCGTTGGCAATAACATCAAAAAGCCTGCCTCTGGCGAATACAAGCCGCTGAACTTCAAAGTGGATGCAGAATTTAACCGTGAGTTTCGCACCTTCGCAGCCAGCAACGATATGAAGCTGAACGAACTACTGCGGGAAGCGTTTGAACTGTACCGGGAACATAAGGGCGGGAAATAAGCCTGAATGGGATTTTAGGCGGCTGACTCTCTTACCTTCCAGCCGCCTGAATGCAACATAACCAACCAATGGGAATGATCATCATGTCACAGGAACAATATAAACTAATCAATCGATCACGTCTAATTGACTTGCCAACTTTACCAGCTGGGCAAGTGTTTCAATGGCTAATGACAAAGCCGGAGTGGATGCAGCGCGGCATCGTCAAACTACTAGCCAACCAGTAAGGAATATTTAAGCTATGGAAACAATGAAAGTTGAAATTCTTTTCGTAAAGCATAACCAAGACTTTTCAAAAGAAATTTGTAGCCACTTTACAACCATTGAACGCTTAATGACGGGTAAAGATAAATTCCCTTATAACGATGTTGAAATAATCGCTAAGCGTCAATTTACTGGATGGCGTGATATGAATGGCACCGAAATATATCAAGGTGATAACTTGCTATGCCATTGTGATGATGGCGATACTTATCACATCGGTGTTGTTGAATGGTTCAAGCCTTGGGGCGGATGGGCCGCTATGGATGGGGAATTACCAAACGCCTTTGGGGATCATGATAGCACCGTGGCGGAATATCAGGTTGATATGCTTGAAGTGACCGGACACAAATTTAAGATAGATTAAGCACCGCAAAACGCCCCTACTCTGGGGCGTTCTTCTTTTGGGTATTTTTTATCCACATTTTCAGTGGATAACTAGCCATTATCAGCCGCCCACCCCATTGTGCTCACGCACGTGGCCGTCAAATAGTTAGTTTCAACCGAACTCACCGCAATGGACGAATTAAGGCAATCAGCCAATAGCTGGGCGTTTTTCTTGAAAGCCTCGCCCTCAGTCAGTGCCGGATCATTCAAAAAGCCTTTATTCTGCAACGAGCGCAACCAGAACCCAGCGGTGCCCAGCTGCTTGGCCGGGGATGCCTCAGCCCAACCTTGACGATCAAGGCCATTCAAATTGCCATTGTTCAACCACTCACTATCAGGGTCAGAACACCCAGCCAAAGCCGAAACCATCAGCAAGGCCAGCAATGATTTTTTAACCATGCGGAAACTCCATTTTTATTATATGAGTGCTGGAGCTTATCCGATCCCCCAGCTAAGTGTCGAACGGTAGATCATGAAACTGAAACGGGAGGGGCTAAATTGAGGTGCGTCAAATGACCATTATGTTAAATCGGCCACTTTGCTGCTTATTTTGGGGAATTGGTGGCACATCCAAAAAGAAAAGCAAGAAAGCCCCAGTTATCGTTTAAATAACCGGGGCGGTATCGTGTTGTAAATTTGTTACGAAATGAGCGGTTTTTCATCGGCTGATTTGCCCGATCAGTTTCAGCCCGTTTTCAGGGTGAAACGGCCAAAAGATCAAGTTTTCTATATTTTGAACGTTAAGAACGAAAAAGCCCGGCACATGGCCGGGCTGTTCGGATTGTTTTGGTTTTGCGGGGTGATTGGTTACGCCATTGACACGGGCCATCACAGCCCACCATTCCACTTTTAAACCCCTTCCCATATACACCCATAAGGTCAGGCAGTCGATCCGCTCAGGTTCAAGTTTATGCGGCTCCTTTTGGTCGCTTTCAGATTAGCAAACAGCGGTTAAATGTCAATCACTTGATTTGTGCTCAAGCATGGCTTGCGATAATGATGTGATGACTTTCTCAGCCTCTCGATCATCCATATCAATATAAAGCCTCTCATCATTGCCGCCACCCCTGTTTTTGTATGGGCCTCGCACAGAACAAGGGAGACTTTCTTTAAACAACTTAGCCCACCCGGCCACCAAATCAGGCGGCCCCATTAGTCTAAATTTCATAAATTACCTTTCGTGCTTTCTTACTTTCTGGCTATCGTGCTTTATTCCTTTTCCTTGCCACCCAAAAGACTCAGCTGATCTTCTTCGCTTTCGCTCTCAGGCATCACAGGTGGTTTCTGTAGGTTTTCCGTTAAGGCCATCAGGTTGGCTTCAAGTTTATCCGCACGTTGATTGGCACGGCCAAGCTCTGCATTAACTTGCTTCACCTCGGCTTGGCTGGCTTTCAAATCAGATTCCAGTTTGGTGGCTTTCTCATTATGGGCGGCGGCATCAGCCTCCGCCTTTTCTCTAATGGCTGCGATTTGGCTTTCTTTGTCAGTAATCGCCTGCTTGGCTTCTTTCAGCTGCTCGGTAACAGATTCCAGCTTGGCACTGGTCGTGGCAATGGTGCGATCCTGTTCATTGCACTGCTTGGCAAGCTCAGCACCACGCTGCTGCTCAGTCGCTAATTGCTGCTTGGTTTCAGCCACTAGCTCTTGGCAGGTGTTCAGCTGGGCTTTCAGGCCGCTGGCTTGCTCATGGGCAGCTTTAAGATCACCCGCCAGTTCATTGTTCTGCTTGTTTGCCGCTGCCAGCTGCTCTTGCAACTGCTCACTATGCTTGTGCTCGGCGGCCAGCTCACTGCGGAGGTCTTGGGCCTGCCTATCCACGGCAAGTTTATCTTGTTGCAGATTATCAATGCGCTGGGCTTGCTGATCGGCGCGTTCGGTCAGGGTGGAAAGCTCCATGCTCTGCTGCTGTAGCTGCTTGCGGGAGTCGGCAAGCTCAGCTTGCAGGCGTTCAACCTCATCCGCTTGGCGGTCAATCTCGCCCATATAGCTTTCAGCCTCGGCTTTCAGCTGGGTGCGTTCACGTTCAAAGGTGGCCTGTTCAGCCTTGAGAATAGCTTGAGACTCGCGGGCCAGCTCAGCCCAAACAGGACGCAGCACCGCCAGCAAACGTTCTTCTGGCATATCTGGCAGGGATTCCACCGCCTCCGCTGCACGTTGTTCACGCCATGCTTTCAAGTGCGGTGTAATGCTGCTCAAGCTGCCCCGGTTCTCGTTTAGCTCTCGGATCTTGAGGTTGGTAGGTTCATCACCTTGCGCCACCAGCTGATCGGCAAGGTCAAAAACAAGTTCTTTGGTTATCTTCTCGGCCATCGGTTCCACCTTGATTGTAATTGTGTAATGTAATCATGTAATACATTACACAATTACATTACAGTTAACAAGGAATATATGCGCTCGATGGAGTAAAACCGGGGGAAGGGTGATCGATAGGTGAGGCGTGACCGGGTAACACGGTCACGGGGAGCTAGTCGCCGCGCCAATTGCTGCGGAGTTTGCCGGGCGTGTCGTACCAGTGCGGGGTTTCTTGCTGGGCCTTGCGGAACCTCAGCACGGCCACAAACGCTTTCTTGTCTGCTTCATACTGCATGGCCCTGATCGCCTTAGCGTCCAGCTGGCCGCCATTAGGCTGCAAGTAGCCAATGCCATCACAGCGATAGCATAGCGCTTTTCTGAATAGCCCTTTCACCCAGCCAGCGGCTTGGCAATAGTCGCATGGTGAGGCGTTCAGCTTGGAGATCAGTGGGGTCTTTTTCATTGGGCCATTATACCACCAATTGCTTGGCACTCACCTGACCGTGAGATCTGGCTTTTCCTTGCTAAGCCGCTCTTGCTCTTTAGAGGTTGACCGATCAGCCATGACTTAACCATTAACCCCCATTTAAGTGGAAAGCCTGTCAAGGGTTCCAGTGGCCGTTCTCCGGGGTTTAAAGCGCCAGACTTGCCCTGCTATGGAAACATGAACTAAACGCGCTCTATGAGCTAAAGCGGCCACCCCTTGACTGGATTGGAACGTAATAGCCTTGACTTAGGAGGTTGGCTTTAGGCCGAAGGCCGCGCCATCCTCCTGAGTCCCCGGCGGCGAGGGGTTCCCCCCTTGGGGGGCGGAGGGGGGTATCACTGGCCCCTAGCTTTAGCTAGGAAATGGCCAGGCATTATTTTCTTTTCCTCATAACTCACACAAAGTGAGATATAGAAATAGTTTGTATTTTAATGATCTTAATGAAAAGAGCGGGTTTTGCGCATAACTTCCTTATGGTCGCAGATAGACAAATCTACCCGCTTGCAGATAAGAGTGGATAACTAGATTAATCCACAAGGAAAGCCACAGGAAGCACCTGAGCGCGTCAAAAATAAGAGAGAGTGATGTTAAAAGGTGGGGAGATCCTGCCGGATCTTGGCTTACAGGAACGACAAATGCCGGGCATGTGCCCGGTTAGGTTTTAATCCGATTGGATTTATTGAATGGTATCAGGTGGCGGGTGGCTAATGCCTATATCCATGCTGTTCAGGCGTTCCCAAACCAGCTTATTGAACTGCTCACTGCTTAGCTGGGCAAGCTCATGGGCAGGCATAGACTTGGTGAGGGCCGTAGCCACTTCATGCTTGCGTTCGTCCAAGCTCTTGGATGCTAGCTTGTTGCGGCGGCGTTGAGCGCCAGCGTTCTGCTTGCGGGCATCCCATGCACGTTTGAAAATTTGTTTACGCTTACGCATTCTCGCTTCTGCTACCGTGATGATCTCGCCTTCATCGGTAATGCCTTCATTGCGCAAAGCCAGCTGTTCTTCCCGCTGTATGTTCAGCTTTTCAAGATTGGCACCCGCCAAGCGATAAAACTCATCTGTAAGCACCAGAACTTTAGGAAACCAAAAACCATTGGCCTGATCCCATACCATGCCACTTTTCGGGCTGGATTGGTCGCCATCAGAATGCACATAAGCCAAACCGAACGGGATCATGACTTCATCAATGAAGCGGCTGATCCGGCTTACGGTTACTTTGCTTTCAGTAAGGTACTGCTCACCCGTTTCCGGGTCTGTTACCCACATTTTGGATAGTTCGGCGGCCATATCTTCCAGATCGAGTTCAATGATACCCGTCACAAGGTCATGACGTGATAAGCACAACTGAAAGGTAGGATTGATAAGGTTGCGGCGCACGTCTTTGAAGTCACGCTGACGGCCAGCCACTTGACGCAAGTGAACAAAGTGGGGATCGCGGGAAATGTCGCGCTTACGACAGAAATTGAAGGTTTTGCCCAGCTCACCCGGCAGGTTCTTCCAAGTCTTTGGACGAACATAAACGGGTTTTGGGTTTAAGCAACAGGTGCTATGGGCACCACGTTGGCGTTTGTCAAACCGACCAGTTGATGCCGGAGTTAAGTTTCTAGTCATTTTCTCGCCTAAAAAATAGTGGCGAGGCTTGCAAATCACCGTACAACCAGTAAACTTAACTCTGTCACGAGGCGGTTTCTTTGGTTGAACCGTTTAAAAGAACCTCGGCGTTAGCGCGCCGGGGTTTTTTTACGTCTGTAAGCCTGTCCGTTAGTCACAATCTCACGTTAAAACTGAACACAACTTGAGCACCTTGGCCCTGCTTGTGTCCAGCCCTGTTAATAATACACACAGGGTGTAAAAAATCCACCCTAAGTTTTCAAATTCCTAGATTTTATCCGCCTCAGTATGACACTGATCTGACTCACGATCCAACTGTAGGTTTTGTAAGGCTTCACAAATCAATTGCATTGAGATATGCAACCCTCGTTTCTCCGGGTCACACTCCAGTGACTCCGCCACATGCGCTGAGTAAGAGCAAAGCGCATCAATCGTATCTCCCTCATTGTCATGGATTAAAGGATTCGATCCTTTGTAATTATTTTTTGTAAGCGTCATTTAGACAACTCCTTCTAGCCGTGACACTGTATATATTCACAGTATTTTGTATTTATTTTAGTTTCAGATCAATCAATTGCGTTCACTTATAAAAAGCCTTGTTTATTCCTTTGCCACTGATACGATCTAAAGCACTGTTTTATCTAGCTTTTTTGCGCCTTAGAACAACCACAAACATAAAAAGGGTGCCATTTTGGAAACAACGAACCAACAGATCGGGAAGCGATTGCGCACAATGCGGGAATTGTTCGGTGAATCTCAACAAGAACTAGCCAATGCTTTTGATTGTTCGCGGGGTACTGTCTCAAAGTATGAGCGGGGATTCTTGGCGTTATCACCTGAGCTGATTAACCATGTGTGCAAACGCTACAAGATAACGCACCGATGGCTATTAACAGGTGACGGGCCTGCGCAATCTCCGGGGGAACAGGAAAGTGATTTACTTGCCTTAATTACCCAACTACCACCAGACGCATTAAAGCCCTTAAAGCAGCTTTTAAAAGCCATAAGCTGCCGATTTTAATCCATTATGTTTGTCGGGTCATTACGAGAAAGAACCCTGAACCTCCTTTTTCGTTCTTTTTTGATTTCATAGAGTTATTGCTCAAACGGGCAAATTATGCGCTCATATACAAAAGTTTGTCTGTAGCTATTTTTGTCTACATTTCGCAGTAACTACCTGACACGGAAAGAATCTTTTTTCTTGATGAGTGCCCGGCTCACATCTTTGGATAAAACCCGCCTCAGCTGATCCACCGTTAAGTTTGTCTTATCCCTGATCCGGGCCTTGAGTGTGCGCACTGTGGACGGATTCACGCCCATTTTGGCGGCTGCCTCACTATCACTTAGCCCAAGGCGTTTACAATAAATCAGCCGGGTTTCGGCCATGCTGAGGGGTTTAGCTAGGTTGGAAAAGTCAGGCATTTTAAACATGCCATCTACGGATGAAGGGAAAAAATCATTTATCAAAAACACGACGCCGATCACATCACCGTTAAAATTGAATAAAGGGAATTTTTGCGTTTGGATGGTATGCAGCTGCTCGGTGTCTGCATAAAAATAATCAGTATCGGCAAACGTCATGGCCTGCTGTTCTTCGATGATCAGCGCATCTTGCCGGGCATAGCTTTCACACACTTCACGGCTCACACAGCTGGGCATATCCTCCAACCGCTTGCCGTAATAGTCATAATCACAAGGTAAATCCACCAGATTGTGATAATGACAGTTAAAAAGAATGTTTTCAGACGAAAGCCCCTTGATACCAGCGGGGCCGGGGTATCTTAGCAGCTCTTTTTCAAGGCACTGGCAGTGAACAAAACGCCCAGCAAGTTGGGCGTAATGTATGGATGTTTCTTTGCGTGGATAGCAACGGCGGCAAATGTAAGGCGAATCCCTGCAACAATCACGTTTCCGCATGAAAAGCCCCTTAAAACAACTATCTCTAATTAATATAGTTGTCAATTTCCAAAATGGAACGCATTACCCACCCGTGCGCATATCACGCCACCGCGCCTTTTGCCGTGGTTTCCGCCACGGAACCCGGCTCAATGGTATGGCTTACATTTTCCACCAGCCAACGGCCATTGGCGTTTTTCTTGTGCTGGCTGATCTGCAAAAAGCCTTCCGCCACAATCAAGGGGTTCAGTGGTCGGGTGATGTTTAACTGGGCCTTGCCTCGTTGCAGCTCGCCCAGCTTTGCACTGGCAGCCTGCTGCGCCGATGCCTGATCGGTGTGGGTTTTTCTGATCACATACTCAGGTTCGCCACTTCCGGCCCGCTCGGTCTGCTTCTCTTGGGCACCTTCATCAAACCAATACGCCACCACGCTTTGGTAATCTTCCCGGTCTTGAACCGTTACCGTGCCCGTGGAGTGCTCAGGATCGGTGATTTCAATGGTGGGCAGGTCTTTCCCGCTGGCTGTCTTACCTTTTTGCTTTGGCACTAACAGCAACTTATTAGCCGCCACCTTAAACATGGCCCCGTTCTCACGGGCCAAGCGGGTGAGCATGTTACTATCCGACTCAGCCCGCTGATCGAGGTGGGGAAACTGAATCCCAGCCAGTGACGGTTCCACCTGAACTTCATAGCCATGACGGCCACCCACCTGCTGGGCCAGCTCACCCAGCGTGATATTGTCGTAACTCTCATCACGGGGCGCTTTAAAGCTGCGCTTCATCTTGGCCGCCTGCGCACTGATTGTGAGGGTGTCCGTTTCCAGCGGTTCGCTGATTTCGTCCACCGTGTACGTGCCCTTAAATACCAGTTCACCCACATAACCAATGTAAATATTAAGCTCGGCCCCGGTAGGCGGCGGGGCTATGGCCTGATCACGGTTATCCAGCTCAATTTCTGCGGTGTCGTTCTCGATGCCAGCGGCATCATTTAACGTGAGCCGCAGCAATCTATCCCGGATCTTGTCGGTTATGTCGTTCTGGTTAGCGATAATCTGAAAATCAACTTGTTTCATTGGCGATTAATCCCATAAGCTCACTGTGCCCTGTTTGGTGGCAGGTTCCAGATCAGGCAGTTCAATGGTGATACCAACAGGCAGCACCGGGCCAGCTTTCGCCAGTCCGGGGTTTGCCTCCAGCACGGCTTCCGTTGCGCCCGTGCGTCCCTGATAGTATTGATGGCAAATTGCATCAAGCATTTCGCCCGTGCCGGTTACATATTTCACGGCTGATCCTCCCCATATTCACTGATAGTGATAGAGCCTTTCATTTCCAGTGGTATGCCGTTATCCAAAAACTGGGTTTCTGTCAGGTCGAGCTTTTCAATTACCCACAAGCCTAAATCCAAAGCGGTGCCACTCACCTGCCCGTTTGTTTTTCGCAGTGCGCCACCCACCAGTCGGATCGGCTTGCCTTCATCGGCTATGGCCTGAATTTCATCAAACCGGGTTAAGCCATCCGCATCCTGCGGATAATGGGCAATATCAAATGATTTGCTGATCCCCTCCGGGCCTTTGAATTGGCGGGCAGGCTTGCGGCCCACCCTGTCCATTTTCGCCCAGCGCCAGCCCATAGACGTTTTGAGGGATTGATATTGCATGGTGTTGATGCTGAACTGAAAACTGCCCAGCGCCATCATTACGGCCATGTTTTACCTCTCTTACTTTCGTGCTTTCTGCCTTTCGTACTTAAAGCGGTGTTAATCCACCGCTAAAGTCCGGCTCTTACGTTCTGCCTTGCGCTTTTCAGCGGCCAGCTGCCTTGCCACTTCCTGCGCCACCTCTTGGGCATTCATGCCCGGTGCAGCCTGCACGATAATGTCACCAAATTGATAGCTGACACTTTGCGTGGTTTGGTTGCCTGCGCTCAGGGTTTCAGTGGATCGAGGTTTGGGGATGGGTTCGCCTTCGGCGGTCACTTGGGCGGCTGCCGGGTTGGAAAGGGCTGGCACATCCTCAGCCACCTTTTTCACCGTGTGGGTAACTTCTTCCCCATCACCACCAAACAGCGCATTCCATGCCGCGCCAAGGGTGTTTTTGAGGGTTTCAATAGGTGCAAGCACCATTGATTTCAGCCACTCCATAGCACCAGAAAACATGCCTTTGATGCCTTCCCACATGCTGCCGAAAAAGCCCGTGATAGGCTCCCACGCCTGAATAATCAAACCCAGTGGCGACCATGAGAAAAGCGTTTTGATGAACTCCCAGCCCATTGCCAAGGTGTCTTTAATCCCCTCCCATGCGCCTGAGAAAACCGATTTCACCCCGCCCCATAAGTTGGCAAAGAATCCGCTGATCGGCTCCCAATACTTCACCACCAGCGCCACTACAGCAATCAGGGCCATCACGCCAGCGATCACCAGACCGATAGGGTTAGCCATCATGGCGGCATTGAGTGCCCATTGTGCGCCTGTCATTACGGCGGTGCCTGCGGCCAGTGCCTTTTGCACACCTGACATCATTAACAAGGCACCAGCGGCGGCCAGTGTTCTGGTATGGGTAAGCACCATCACCGCATTAGCCCGAACGGTGGCCGATGTGGTGAACGCCGTGGCAATGGCTAACGCTTTTTGCGCTCCACTCATCACCGCAGTGGCGGCGGCACTGGCTAAGGTTTTCACGCGACTGACGGTCATCACGGCGGTGTTCTTCATCTGGGCAATGTTGAGCATTCCCAGCACCTTTTGACCGAACAGCAACGAATCTGAAAACGCCACATAAGCCAAGCGGCTGGCTATGCTGGCCGTTTTGAACGCAATCATGCCCACCACCACGAACGCCAACACCTGAGACAAGATCGGGAAATTCTCGGTGAATGATGAAATGGCAATGGCACCTTGTCCGATCACGTCACTGACGAACATCACCGCCGGGGCGAACAGCAAGCCAATGGCTGCGGTCATGTTGCCCACTCGCTGGGTTAGCAACTGCATGGACTCAGAAGGGCCAGTGGCGATACTGGTAGCCATCTTGTTGACGTTCTTGCCGCCATCAAGCAAAGCCCCATTCATGCTGTTAATGTTGCCCTTGAGGGTGTCAATTTCAGGATAAAGCTGAGTGATCAGGGCCATTGCCTCATCTGAGCCAAAGGCTTTTTTCAGCTCCATCTTGTCCATATCGGTCAGGGTTTCCCCGTACTTATCCCGCAGCTCTTGCAGAATTTCCGGCATAGATAGCAGCTGATCATTCGCATCAAGAAAGCTCAGGCCCAGCTTTTCACCTGCGCCCGCTGCAGTATTCAGGAATGATTTATATTTTGTGGCCGCTTCACTGCCGCTCATGGTGGCTTGGAGCTGGCCCAGAATGCTGAGCTGTTCAGCAAAAGGAACGTTTGAGGATGTGGCCGCCGCACCAAGGGCAGAAATGGCCCCTTGCATCTGGCTGCCGTCCGTTTTGAACTGCTGCACACTCGCGGCAATACCATCACTGAAATAAGTACCAAAAGCGGCATCTTTCTCCGCTTGGCTCATCTTCTCCCAGCCATCAATGGTTTTGGCCCCGAACGCCTGAAACTGCTTGTTATAGATACCGTAACCCGTAGCAAACAGCCCGGTCATTTCGCCCACCGTGGACTTGGTGGCCGTGGCGGTCAGTGCGGCAATTTTGGTGAACTCGCCCACCGCCTCCGCTGATAGGGTGCTGATCCCGGATTTAATATCATAACTGGCCTTGATGAACTCGGCCTGAGTGGTGCCCGCCCACTGGTTTGAAAACTCTTTGGCTTTCTGGGTAATGGCGGCCACTTCGGCATCATTGAGGCCAAGCGATCCGATTTCACCCTGAGCACTGCTGATCTCGCCCTGAGCATCCACCAGCTGTTTCACACCGAACACCGCAGCACCTACGCCCACCGCATCCGTGGCGGCCTTCGCTTTAATGTTGCTGTTTCGGTCTTTAATCTGGCCGATCCGCTCTTGCTGCTTGGCGATTTTATCCAGCTGACTTTGCTCTTTTTTCAGCTGCTCGTTATAGGCTTGGGTTTCTTTCTTGATCTTGCGGGTTGCTTCGTTGAGCTTATTGGTGGAAACGCCCGCCTCTGCCAGCTTACCCCGCAGCTTTTGCAGCTGATCGGTTTCACTCTGCTGCTGAGCTTTCAGCTTGCTGACCGCTGCCTGAGCCTTGTTAAACTCCGCAGTCATTTTACGGGTAGGCTTGGCCGTGTTCTGCATCTGCTGGCCCAAACGGTTAGCCTTGGCTTGGGCTTCGTCCAGTTCTTTACTGGTTTGAGCCGTGGCCGTTTTCAGCTTTCTAAAATGCTCAATGTCACTGCTTTGCTGGCCCAGCTGCTTGAGGCTGTCTTGAGTGGCCTTGATTTTCTCCCCGGCCTTAGTGGTTTGGGTGGTGACTTTCTGAATGGGTGCGGTGATCTTGTCCACCATATCCATTACCAGACTGAGTTTTAATTTACTTTCAGCCATTGCCTGCCCTCGTTACAAACAAAAAAAGCCCCAGCGCCGCCACTCAATCAAGGGCACCGCTGGGGCGTAATCTGGTTAATCGTCATCGTCTGCCTTCTTATGGCGAGCAATGGCGATCTTGTGCCAGCGCATCAGCTCAGGGAGCAACATGCTGGCCGTGGTGTTAGCGTCCCAACCTTGAAACACGATGAACAGATCCGCTTCGACCTCCATCACGTCTTTAGGCGGGGTTATTCCATGAAAAAACTGACCACCTTGTTTTGCACGGCCACCAAGTCTTTAGGGCTGAGCATGTCAAACAGGTTGGCATCAAGGTTTGAGATTCGAGGCACCAAGGTGCGGTGGGTGTTAATGTCCATACGCAACACGCCAAACATTTCCAGACCGCGCAAGCTGCCTGTATCGGGTTCGCGGAACGTCACGGTTTTGATTTCGTTATCACCACGCTTGAGTGGCTTATTCAGTGTTAGTTCGTTGTCGTTAACTTGTTCAGTCATAATCTGTTAACCCACAGTTAAATTTGATTGCTGCATCGAGGACGGCCACAAAAAAGCCCCTGCCGCTTTCACGGTCAGGGACTTGTGTGGGTACTCGTTGAGTTTTATTGCTTTCGTGCTTTCTGGCTAATTACTGCGCCAGTGCTTCACGCCATTTTTGGTTTCGGTCTTTGCCGTTCACACGGAAAATGTTGTTCATCTTGTCAATGTGAATGATTTCTTTGTTGTCGATTTCCAGCGTGTAGACTTCCACGGCAATGGCAAATTTCATGGCCGCTTCTTCTTCCGGCTTGAACTCGCCACCGTGCTCCATCGACTTCCAGAAACCTTGCATCTTGACCGCCACGGCCATATCCCCGGCATCGGTGTCCACGTAGCCACGAACGATAAACTGATCATCACGGCTTTCACGATTGCCCACCAGATCAATCACCTTGCTGGCATAGTCGGCAATGGTCACTTCACAATCGAGCTTTTCCAGCTTGCCAATGTTGCGCTCAATGTCACCCGCTACACCTGCAAGCACCTGATCCACGGTCTTGGTGACAATCTTAGGCAGTGTCACCGTATTACATAAGCCAGCAAACGATTCATCTTTAAAGAATGCGTTAATGTCCACCAGCATTGAAGGTAGTTTTGCCACGGTTTCACTCCTTAGCTAAAAATGGCTTCGTTATAGCGATCCGTGATGTGCTGTCTGAACGTCATGCGCTCAGCCACATCATAAAAGCCCAGATCGTAATCCCAATACACCTGAGCGGTGCCGATGGCGGCCACGTTCAGTTCTTTATCCAGCCAGCATTCACCACCGCTGATCACTTCACGCGATACGAGGCGGCGCAATAGCGCATTCACTCGGCCTTTCACACCGTCCACATAGCCTTTGGTGACGTTGCGATCCAATAGCTCTTGGTGAGCGTAAAGAATCGAATCACCCACGATGTAGCGGATACGTTGGTGCGGGATCATGGTGCCATCCGCCAAGCGGTTGCCGTAGAAGAACCAGCCGCCTTGCTGCTGCACAATCACACACACGTTCTGGGCGTTGTATAGGTTGGCTTTTGAGGTTGTGGAGCCAATAGCGTGATCAATCGGCTCACTGGTTCCAATGATGCCGCCAATCATCTTGCGGCTTGATGGGCTATGCCAATAACCCTCAAGGTTATCCACGCGCACAATGTGGCCCGCCACAAAGGCACTGGCTTTGCGTGTGACCGGGTTGCCGTCACTGCCCAGCTTTTTAATGCCACAGTTAACAAACAGGGTTGGCCCGTAGGTCTTAACCTCAGCCACTACGCTGCTAAAGCCGTTTTCACTGCCGTCCACAATGGCAATGGCATTGAGTTTGATGGCTACGCTTTCCAGCTCAGCACCCACGCCCGTTTTGTGGCTGAACTCTGGGGCAATCAGCAAGCGAGGACGGATACCCAAGACACTTTCAGCAAACAGCAAGCCTTTGAGGCCGCCATAAGTGTTTGTGTCGTTGTCGAGCTGGCCCACTACGTTTGCCACCTCTTGGGCTTCGTCTGCATCTTCGGCCACACGGATCACGATAACCACCGCAGCGCCGTGATCATAAATGTCCTGTAATGCCGTTTTCAGGGTACCCGTAGTGCCAGCCTTAGCAATCTGGCTTTCACTGTTAATCAGCACCGGGGTGTTCAAAGGGAAAACCGTGGCATCGGCATCATCTGCCGTGCCCACTAAGCCAATGGTTGAGGCGGAAAGCACCTCAATAGGGCGGTTCATGTTTTCGAGATAAATCATCTCTACGCCATGCAAATAATCTGCGGCCATGTATCAGCTCCAAATCTTGTGTAAAAGAAAAGCCCCAGCGCATGGCGCTAGGGCTTCGGGTGAATTTCAGGCACAAAAAAACCGCTTTCGCGGCGTTCGTGCTTTCTTACTTTCGTGCTAATTAACTTTCAGACGGTAACGGATAGCGGGCTTTGATCTCTGCTACCTTGCTCATCCAGACTTCTTTATAACTGTCTGATTCTTGATTGCCGCTTTCGAGCTCGTATTGCCATTCGATATAGAGTGGATCAGATTCGCGTTTATACGCTTGCTGTCGTAGCTCTACGTTTTGCTTTGACTCGTATTCTTGCTGAGATAATACGGACTCGATTTGCTCTGTGTTCATGCCGATATTGAGCATAAACTCGCGATTCGTGTCCGTGTACGTTTTGCCTTTAAAGATGTAGCTAAACATTTCGCCTCCGGAATGGCTCGTTGAATAACGCCAGTTTTAGATTGTGTGAGTTGGCATGTGACGCATGACCAAGCCACGATTGAACATTTTGATTGATTTCAGGAATTCCGATTTCACCGACTTCGTACTGCTTTCTGAGCTTCTTTAGCTTGCTCTTTATGCGCTTGACGCTGCATTTTCTGAGCAATCTATGGCTTGAATAAATTCTATAGCCGAGAAAATCCAAGGCTCTGCCGTTTTGTTTTGAAATCGGGAAAACCTGCGTCTTGCTGTTGGTTTTAAGTCTGAGCATCGACCAAAGGAACGCTTCAATTTCTCGCCGCCATTTGTGAAGCTGCGCTTTGTCATCGTGGATGATAGTGAAGTCATCCATGTATCTGACGTAGTGCTTAGCTTTCAGCGTGTGCTTGGCAAATCTATCCATCTCATGCAGATAGACATTGGCGAAAATCTGACTCGTTAAGTTGCCGAGCGGAATGCCCACGCCAAGCGCATCGCACGGGCTGTTATCTATAATGTAATAAAGCAAGGCAAGCGTTCGGTTACAGCGTATTTTTGCCGCGAGTAGTGACTTCAAAATATGATGATCGATACTTGAAAAATAGCGGCTAATATCTGCTTTCAGCGCATACACTTTGCCGCTTTTGCTTTCTACCTTTCTGATAAACGCTTGAGTTCTGTCTGCGCCCCTATGCGTTCCTTTGTTTCGCCTACATGCGTAAGAGTCATAAATGTACGTCTTATCAAAAAGCGGCTCTATAACGTTATATATCGCCCTGTGAACCACTCTATCTCTAAAGTGAGGGGCAGATATTAAGCGGCGCTTTGGCTCAAACACATAAAAGTGATGATAGGGAGACATGCGATACATGCCCCACATCAGTTCGTTTTGTATTTGAATAATGTTTTCTTCTAAGTTGTTGAAGAAAACGAGAGTCGCTGTCGATTTTGTTTTGCCTTTTCTGCATGAGTAGGCCGCTGACAGTAAGTTTTCAAAGTCAAAGATTGCTTCGAATGTACACGCGATTGACGCATCAATCGGTGTTATACGTGTTTCGGCCATTGCCGAGGTGAAAGCATCCTTTTCAAGATCGCACTGACAACACCCCGTAGGGTGGCTGCTTCTGGCGTTATCAAGAGCGGGGCGAAAGCCGATGTTACTGTTCGAATTCGACCGCGCATTGTTCAGATTGAGCGCGCCCAAGCCAGCGTTCGAGCCATTGTTCCAGTTGCCACCGCGAAGCGGCATACGGTTCCGCGTATTCATAATGCTGTCACCTGTTTTTTAGTGTTTGCATTAACGGAACGTATCCAGCCGCCGATCATCTTTCCGAGTTCAACAAGTTGCTCAACCCATAATTGGTATTTTTTAATATCCAGATAGTGAAGATCTTTCGCAAGCCTCACGCGCCGCTTGAGTATTGCGAGTTCAATATCAAGATCGGTGAGTGTCGTTTTCTTGTGATAGCGCTTAAACGCCGTAATGATTAATCGCTGAAGCTGTAGCATTGAAAGTCTAATTTCCGCGCCAAGAACATGCCGTTCGTGTTTTGGAAATTGCTTTAACGCTTGATAGCCGTACATCATCATTTCTCGGCATTTTTCTTCAATGATTAGCGTTGTCAACGTTCCTCCTGTCGAAAATGAAAAAGCGCACTATCGTGCGCCGTTCAAAGATTCAGTGAACAATTACACAAAGAAAGCGGGGCGAAAGCCGATGCTACTGCTCGACCCCGACCGCGCAAGGTTCAGACTGAGCGCGCCCAAGCCAGCGCTCGAGCCATAGCGCCAGCTGCCACCGCGACGCGGCATACGGATGCCATAGTTGCGCGCCCAGATACCACCCGTAACCGAGTTGGTCACTTCGGATTCAATCAATAAGCGGCGCAACAGTTCGATTTTCTGATAAGTTGCGGATTGTGTGACGCCAGCCCAGTTAGAATTATTCATGTACGGATAATCGTGGCTATCATCATCAAGCGGGCCGTTGCGCTTTGTCACCGAATTGCTGAGGATTGGCGATCCAACGTTACCCGTGCCGCTCATGCTGTCGCTGGGTGAGTCGAAATAAGCGCCGTGCTTGTGCCAGTTCACCTCTGCGATTGTCGGGTTGTTATCCAGCGTTGTGATGATTTGCCCGTTCTTGAGCATCATCTGATCAAGCCACTCCCACACATTGCCGACTAAATCCTGCACCCCCCAAGCGCTGTGATCATGCGCCCAAGTATCCGGCCCCTTTCCTGTGTCGGTTCTGCCTGTGCCGCTAGTGTCCCCCGGCGTTCCGTTATCTGCGCGGCGAGCGGTTTCTAACTTGTTTTCGTGGCTGCGGCCATAGTTCGTATTGCCGCGAGGCACTGTGTCATTAGCAAGCGACCAAAGCGCGATAGCTGCCCACTCATGGATGGACATCATATGCCAGCCCGCGCCTTTGGCTGTGCAAAGGGCTTTTGCTTGGTCGTAGTTCACCGACGTGCGAGGCTGAACACCGCCGACAACAGAACAGCCGCCGTTTTTGCCGGATGACGCGAGGTATTTAGCAATCAGCACCTCGCCCCGTGGAACGCCGTTGGTTAAAAACATGGTTGGCGTACCTTCACCAAGCTGCAAATCAATACCATGCTTCGCAAGGATGGCGGCGTTTACATCTTCGTAATTGAAACGTGGGATGCGCACCATGATGTTGGGGTTGCCTTGGTCGTCAACCAGAATAGTGTTGCGCCCGCCGGATGCGTCCTCGATGGCTTTTTTGTGGCCTTCGATTGCGTGAGCTGTTAGCTCCGTTACGCTTTGGTTGAATTTTGATTCAGCGCGTGCAATTGCTGAATCGGCCTTGCTGTCTAGCGCTGCCATTTTGCCGGACACGGTACTTGCTAGGCTAGTTGATTGCTCAAGCACCTTGTTTGTTGCATCTTGCAGCTTGATTACTTCATCTTCTAATGACATCTTAAATCTCCAGTTCTCTTACTCTTTCGCTCAGTTTGAGGTTTTCGTGCGCGGCTTGAATTGCTGCTGCATTCGACAACATTGTCGAATAGACATTGGCGATAAACTTATTTGCGTATGCAGCAAGCGATAAATCACCACCGCTTCCGGTGATTGTTACTGAATTTGCCGGAAGCGCCGCCAGCTTGAGGTCGAATGCAAGCAAAAGCGGTACTGCGGCGGACTTGTATGCCAATGGGTTCGAATCAGACCAAACAGCGAGCATTGTTCCATCATCCAGCATGAAGCCAATCTCTCTAACCCAAAACTGTTTGTCTCCGTCTGCCAGCCCTGCAAGATGAATTTGATGAGGGTCAATTCTTGTGCCCTCCGCGATCGGTATTCTCATTCTCTCGCTAACAAGTCGCGTTTCATTTTTGCTTGGCTTTCTGCCGTTATCGCCCAGCGCCATGTGGGTGATTCTTGCGGCCAAGCCGTCTGACTGGCTGTTAAAAACAGCGGCAAGCCCTATATCTGTAATAACGGGTATTAGCGCATTACTCACGCGGTAGCCTCCATTTGTCTGTAAATTACTGCTGCCCCTCTAACACACCCGGCAACTACTACCGTGCTTGGCTTGGGCGCTGCGTTGATTTTCGCCTCGGCATCTCGGCGTGAAAGATTCACCCCGCCAAACGATGAAGCCGCCCCAATGTTGGCGCGGCTTTCTAGCGGCTCTTGTACGCTTTGGGCGTCTCGGCGGGCTAAGGCGGCCAATCCGGTGATCGCATTGGTGGCCCAGATTTGATTCGAGCTAAACCTTGCCCCCACCTTGAATTCAAAGTGGCTGCGGGTGTTCTTGGAATTCACAATGGCCCGGCGGATCTGATCGTACATTTCAGGGTTCAGCATGGCTTCTTCACCGGGCGTGATGTTTTCGTTTGCCCATGCCGTCACCTCAAAGGTGCCCGGCTCCCCTTCCGGGGCTTTTTCAAACCATTCCACCAGATCAGTGCTTACCCCCAAATCACTGAGGGCTTTCTCTACCGCTGGGCGGGTGCCCTTGGTGCGGTGAACATTGAGCGAGTTAGCCACCACCCGGCGCTTGACCGTTTCCGGCCAGTCCGTGCGCCATAAGTCCACCGATAAGGCCCACGCCAAGAAAGGCAGCACCTCCAGCGGGCATTCCCACGGATTCCACAGGGTGGCAATGGGGATTTCTACTTGCTCGATCCGCGCCAGTGCCAGTTCCAAATCTCGTTCAAGTTCGGACACGCTGGGCGGCAATATTGAAACAGGTTCCATGCTTCCCCCTTAGTCCACCAATTCAAAGGTGGTTGTGATGCCCGTGCAGAATGGCGCTTGGATAGCGGTGCAAATCACATCCGCCCAGCTTGCCAGCTGCACTTCTTCCACCCCTTCCACCGTCAAGGCGGCATGAACAGACGATTCCACCACCCGACCTTTGAACCGATGCAGGGCGGCAACGTATTCCGCCAGCTGCTTTTCAGCGGCTTGGCGCACCAGTTCAGGATCAGGGCCAACCTTAATGAACAGCTTGGCAATAATGGTATAGGTCAACACCTCCGCCGCTTTCACGGTGAGTTTGTCCGTTAATGGCCTGAATGGTTTGGTGTAGGCATCCACGGCATCAAGCACCGATTGAGTGGGCACCCCTTGGCCGCTATGGCTAAGAATGTGCAGCTCTACCGTCACCGGGGCCGGGCTGGATACCGTGGCCGCTTTGACATCCGGGTGAGCACTGCGGGCATGAAACTCATATGCGCCATCTGGCCCCGCCACAGAAAGCCCCTCTGGGGACTTTTGCAAACGGTCACGGTAAGCATCATCACTTTCGCCATCAATCCGCAGCACTGGGGAGCCATCAGGGTGCTTGTAGTACGTCACCCCAATATGATCCAGCTCTGGGCCTTTGGCATAAGCCAGCATCAAGCCACGGGCTTGCTCGTTGGCATCTTGCCTGAGCATCACCTCACGGTAAGTGTTCGCAAGCGTTACCCGGTAGGCCGGATCGCTGGGGCTGGCATTTTCCAGCCCGGCTTTTTCGGCCACGTCTTTGATAATGGCCTCATGATCCACCTGCTTGACAACATCAAGCGGCGGGAGCAAAGCGAGGTTAATTCCCTCAGCCATATTGCAGCCCCTCCATCGTTACCGGGTTGCCATCATCGAGATAGCCCATAATGGTCAAGCTGTAGTGAGCATCACCCAGCCTCTCGATCTGCATTTCCTTCAATTTAAAATCATCCAGCCCGTTGGCTGGGTTGTTTATCGCTTCCGCCAGTAGCACATAAGCATTCATGTGGAATGCCTCGTTGACGTTGCGATCAAGCAGTTCGTGCATACGCGAACCAAATTCACGGCGGCCCACCAGCGAACCCAGCGGCGTGTTAATCACATCACTGAGCCGTTGCCGCAGATAGGCGACACCGCCCAAAGCCGCGCCCGTGTCGCGGTGGGTTCCTGTTTTCATGGCGTTATCTTGTGTTAGTTAGAAAAGACGTTGGGGCTACCAGCGGCAACCGCTGATCCACAATCTACGGGATCGCCCACTCGGCCAATCGCTTGGCCGTTGGCATAAACGGAACCAGAACCCGCCGCCAAGCTGCCACCATGACAACTTGGTGACGGGTCACAGTGGACAGCCCAGCCATCACCCACCCGGTGGATAGGATTGCCGTTTACAAACACGGATGGGCTGCCCGTTGTTGAGTTTCGGGGAGGGAATGCACCGTGCCCGGTACATCCATCACCCTGCCTTGTCACTGCTGGCATGGTTCATATACTCCAATAGTTTGGCCCGCCCGCTGCTGTAGTCGTGTAACACCACGCAGCGCCATGACTGGGTGGCACTTTGTTCAGTTTCCAGCCCGGTCAATTCATCCGTTTCCGTGTAATCCACTGTTACCGTTAAGGTGTATTCATACTGAGTCACGCCACTGGGGCGAAACTCAATCACATCTTTGCCGGGTGGCAACTCAGGCCAGCTGTTTACCCGCTTCATCTCATCACCATCCCGATAATCAATAAACTGGATAGGGAAAAGGCCCGCCAAGGTTTCAGCCACCAAGCGAACCCCAGAAAGGGATTGTGTAATGGTGAACAATTCCGGCACCGTTGGACTCATTGCCCAGCTGTAGCCGTTAACCGTTTGGGTACTCTCTGCATCAAAGGCGCAAAGGTAATCCAGCCCGGTAGCAGTATCAGGGAGCTGAAACAGCACTGGGCTGCTCGGTATCCAGTTCATTAGTTAAAATCAATCCTGCTGGCTGTTAGCTTCATGTTGCCCCCAGCTTTGAGGGTCATATCTGCATCAGTAGAAAGCTGCATGTTGCTGGCTGCCTTTACCGTGAGGGTTTGCTCTGTTTCCACCGTGATGGCCCCTTTTGCCTTGGCTGTCACGGCTCCTTCGGCGGTCACGTCCACATCCCCTTTATTGACCACCACCAGTTTGTGGCTGCTGCGGTCATGGCTGATTTTTGAGTCATCCCCAAACAGCACCAGATATTCATCCGGGTTGTCACTGGGTGCCGGAAACTCAGCGTGATAACTGCCGGGCAGTATTTCACCCAGCGCCAGATCACCTTCACTGATCACCGTGACACCTTCACCCACTTCCGGGCACCACCATGTAATGGCCTTGCCCGTTCTCATGGGTTTCCATTGCAACCAGCCAGTGAGCTGCTTACCTTTGGGGCCATACGCCACCCGCGCCACATGCTTGGCCGGGTCTACTTCGGCAATCTTGCCCCTGATCACCATCTGGCCCACCCGGCGTTCAAGTTCTTCAATTCGCAGCACTAAACTTTGATACTGATCCATGTGCTGCCTTACTCGCTGGGTGAGGGTTCGGTTTCGGTCAGGGTGTAATCGTCTTTATGAGCTGCGCCAATGTTCGGCGCTTCACCGATATAAACCTGAGTGGGCAACCAGTCCTCGCCCAGATTGACTTCACCCAAGTGAAATTCTTGCTCCCATGACACCACCCAGCTTTCAAAGCCCAGCTTTTCACTGAACATGCCGGGGAATGCCGCCAGCTCCGTGGGGTGCTTGGCGTACTCTAGCCCCCAACGGTTTTCATTGATAATTTGCAGCACTCTGGCCGCAAGGTTGCGAATTTCGAGCTGCACCTTTTTGGTTTTCATGCTCAGGATGCAGTGAGCGGCAAACTCAATGGTGAGGGCCAAACGGCCACCTGATACCTTTTTGCCGGGCTTAATTTGCACCGCCTCCAGCAATACCGCCGGGCTTGTGATGGCGGTTTTACCCTCCAGCAACTCCGGGGCGTAATCGTCCACCTGTTTGAGCATTGGCATGGCTTTCTTGATGCAAGCCACCTGCGCTTCATGTATCAGGGTTAAATCATCATCGTTCATGGCCTGCCCTTCTTACTTTCGTGCTTTCTTACTTTCGTGATTCACTGCATAGTTGAGTTCTTGCTCAATCAAGGTTTTGAATCTGTCCAGTGCTCGCCTGTCCAGCCGCCTGAATATCTCAGTGGCTATGCTTTCCAGCTCCACCCCTATCCGCTGGATCGGGAAACGTCCGGCCAGCTCAGGGTTTGGGCTGCGGTGGTTCGCCTTACGGCGGCGGCTCAAGGTCAAATAACCCTGCTCACGGTTACGCCGGGCACGAATCCACACGTTTTCTTCTGGGTTGTAGACACTGCGCAAAAATGCGCCTTCAAATTTACGCTTTCCGACTGTCACCCCTTTACGGGTCTGCCGGGCTTTGCCTGCCAAATCCGCTGACATAGGGGCCACGCCCATCCATAGAATGTGCGCTTTATCCATACCCTTGCCCACGCTACGCACCAGCAAGCGGGGCTTGAGGTTCTTTTGTGGGATGCCAAGCTGCTGGCTGAGTTCTCGCGCTACCCGCCCAGAAAGCCAGCGAATGGTTTTCCTTATGGCCCGTTCGCTGGCAACTTCCATCTGTTTGGGTGTGGCTTGAATCACTGCCGTAGCATTGCGGATGGCTTGGGCAAAGTTCATCTGAACTTCAACGCCACTTTCCGCCATCGGTCTGTTCGTCCTCGTAATTCTGATCAGGCACCGGATCAGCCAGAACAATCACCATGCAGCCCGCACCATCATCAAATGACTTGCTGGGCACCGGGTAATATTCCCGCTCATCCACAAAAATCCGCAGTTCCTTGTTCAGCTCCGGGCATTCACTGCCCAGCACCGTCAAGGTGGGCACATCGGCCTTGAGGGTTAACCCGCCACGTTTGCCCTTGGTGATCACCTCTTGTTCTGGGTGGTCAAATACGCCTTTCATTTCAAGGCGCACCCCGTTGACTGTCACCATTGCGACGGGCTGACCTAACCGCCGGACGATCCGGCGGCTGGCCTTTTGGAACGGGTCACGCATTAAGGGTTCTTAGTGCCGACTTTGAAGCCCACCACGGCACGGGGAGCCGTGTTGATGCTGATTGTGTTGGATTGCGCTTCCAGCTCGTGACCTTTGCCAAACTTCATTGGCTCGGCCTTGGCGTAGTACGGTAAGCCCAATGTGTTCACGGTTTCTTCGTAATCCGCTGGGCCAAAGTAGGTGTTATACATACCGCGCACACCTTCTGGCACCAGTAAGCCTTCGTTTGGCAGGATGAATTCCTGATCGCCCACTTGGCCTTCGTATTCTTCCCAAATGAAGGAACCAAATGAAATGCCGCTTGTTACATCGTCACGCAATGCGCTGCCGCTGTCATAGCGTTCATACGCTCGCTTGAAGTCGTCATTTTTCAGCAATTCATCCATCAGTTCAGGGCCAGCCAGAACACGATAACGAGGGGCTTTGATTGCGCCCTGCGCTTTCTTAGATTCACGCTTGGCCGCTGTTAGCTGGGTGCGCAAGTCTTTGGTGAAATCCAGTGTTTTCACAAAGCGGGTCATGCCGAACTTTTGGAACAAGTCCACAATCACTTCACCATCGTGATCCAAGATCTTGCCCGCCAGTGCGCCCATACGCTGCCACTCAATGGTGACATCAATGGAGCCGCGCATTCTGTCCAGTTCTTCATCAATCTTGGCTTGCACCATGCCTTCACGGGTTTCACCGCCGAAAGGCTTAACGTTCTGCACAGAATCCGCCAGTACGGCCCCTGACATTGGCAAGTGAACCAGTGGGAAGTTCTCGCCCTTGCGCTTGTTGTCTTTCAGTGATGTGCCTTCGCTGCCGCGAGACTTAGCAGGCACCAAAATGATCGAGTTGTTCTTTTCCACGATGTTGACACTGGTTGTGTCAATGCGTTTTTCTTCAAACAAACCCAGCTCACCAATGCGGCCCGGCGTTTGTTCAGTGCGGTTGATTGACTCGGTAAGGTTCTCAACCGTAAATAGTTCTTGAATTTCGTCCATTCTTTTTCTCCGAACGGTAAAAGCAAAACGGCCAGTGAATCACTGGCCGCATTTAAGGGTGGTTAGTCAACAGGGCGCTTAACGCACAATGATGTGGTTCGCTTTCAGCTGCTTAATGGCTGCGGTTTTCTCTGCTTCGGTGATGCCGTCCGGCCACACCAGTGATGAAGCTCGCACAGCGGTCAGGCGAGCATTCACCACGCCTTTTTTGGTTGCTGCGCTGGCATCCACGGCGCGATATAAGATAGCGGCGGCCACTTCGCTGCCGTCACTGCCTTCCGGGTTCAGCTGAACCAGTTCACCGCTGGCCGTAACTTCACCCAATACCGTTGCCGTGAGGTAGTTACCACCACTTAACAGGGCATCATCACGGCTCAATCCGCCCACTTCGCTCAGGATGTGGCTGCCTACATGCGCTTTTTCTTCAATCATTACTTACCTGCCTTTGCCTTACGTTTTGCCATGATGGCGTTACCGTCAATTTTGGCGGTCTGCTTTTCTTTGCCGACCACCTGCCCTTCAATCTTGCTGCTGTCATCCCCTGCCGCTTGCGCTTCGTGGATGGCTTTGCCTGCCAGTTTCACCGGATCATCAAGGTGAGCCAGCAAGGCGGCGGTGCTGCCTTCAATGCCTGCCGCTGCGCACACATCCTTCAAACCGCTGGCTGCGGCGATCTGGCGTTCTGCGCTGGCTTTGGTTACATCCGGCTTGAGCAAGTTGGCCGCCAGTTCAGGAAAGCCGGCACTGGCACAAGCGGCGGCAATCTCACCCGCATGTTCCAAGGCGGTAGCCTCCGGCTCCACTTTTGGCTGTAAGGCTTCAAGCACATCCGGGCGCTGCTCTTTAATCGCTCCGATCAGCACATCGGCGCTGGCTTCGGTCGCGGCTGGCAACGTCACCGCTTTGGTTTTCTTGTCTGTCATTTTGTGTTTTCTCTCTGCTAATTGACTGATCACGCCTTCAAGGCTGCCAAGTCGGTGGGCCATGCCCTGATCCACAGCGTTCTGACCAATCAAAACGCCACCCTGCCCAAAATCGGACAATACCGTTTCACGGGTTACGCCCATATTGCGGGCCACCCGGTCAATAAATACATCCGCCATCTGATCAAGACGGCCTTGCCAATCGGCGCGGCCCTCTTTACTGGCGGGATCAAGGCGTTTTTTCGGGGACTGGCTGGATACAAATTCCAACCGTTCCACGCCTTCATCCGTGTCTTTGTAGCGGGTCAAGGTGGCGACTACGCCAATTGAACCCACCATAGCCGTGGCATCAATCACCAGCTCATCAGCGGCACAGGCCACCCAATAAGCGGCACTGGCCCCAGTGCCACCCACATAAGCCACAATGGGCTTATCACCACGGGCGGCGTGTATCATTTCCGCCAGTTCGTGGATGCCATCCGCTTGACCGCCGGGGCTGTCAATATTGAGCACAATGGCTTTCACGCTGGGATTGTTCAGGGCTTCGTTAAACTCTTTCGCCACCAGCTGGGTAGATGCACCGCCACAAATGGCCTGAAACAATGTGGCATAGCGGCTGATCACGCCATTGACGTGCAGCACCGCCACCCCGCCTTCTCGCAACTCCAGGCATTGCCCCAAGGCTTTGCCATCTTTCGCCATGACGGCTTGATACTGCGGCAAGTTCTCAGCGGTGGTTTTCAGTTCGGATAAGTCCAGACTGTCCACGTCACGGGCCGCTAACTGGCCCATGATGCTCAGCAATCGTTCATCAAGCGCCCAAGCGGTACTTAGCAGGTACTCAAGAGCTAGGTGCTTTTTCATTCGCTGCTGTCCTCCTTATCTTGTGGTGTCTCGGCTTCTTCTGGGGCATTAAAAAGCCCGGCTAAGTTGCCGGGCTTCTCAACACCTTCTTCCTTGCAGATTGTTTCCCACCGCTTCAATGCCTTGGCATTTCGGCGCATGTTCTCGTCAAGATCTCGTCCATATTCTGCGGCCTCTGCGTCAATATTAGAGAGCTGATTTGATACCGCTTTTTGTCGAGCATTAACGTCCTGCTCAGGATGAAGCCATTTAAACGCATCTGGGCGAATGTCTAACGCCAGATAGTAATAAGGGTTATCGGCATAGCCGGGCGCATTGAGCTTGCCCACCAGCACCGCATCCGCTAACCACCATTGCCAGATCTTAAAGGCAACTTGGAAGCCACTGAGATTGACTTGATCAAAGCCAATGCCTCTGCGGTACTCGTTGAGGAATGCCCGCACCAGCCTGTCATTCAGGCCAGCCCAGTCCCCGGTTAATAACGGGTAAGGAATTTCCTGCCCGGCGGCCATTTGCAAGGCTTGCCAACGCACGAAATCACTGTAACCGCTGCCCGTGTTGTCCCCATCAAACAGCTGGAGTTTTTCACCTGCCACCCCGCGCAACATGGTGCCCGTGGTTACTCGCTCCACTGATTCCACGGGTTCGCCATCGTCAAACATTGGCTTGCCCGTCATAGGGTCATATTCAAAATCATCTTCATCGAACGATTCACGATACAAAAAGCCCGTGAAGTTGCTGCGCTCTTTCTTGCGCACCAGCTCGGCATCATCGTAATCATGGAACGTGCGATCTTTTAGCAGCACCGCCGCTGGATCAGGCTCGCCACGAACTTGACCGGGACGCAGCTGCTTGAAATGGTGGATCACGTCATGGGCCGGGATTCGCTCCAAGTCGGCCAAGCTGACCACATCCACCCCATCTTGCGGGTGATGCTTATAAAACCAGTACGCCACGCGCACTTTGCCTTGAAACTCTACCCCCTGCACCACTCGGTTGCCGTTCTTGAGCTTGCGGTTAAATTCCACCGGGCACAGGTCGGATTCCATCACATCCACCTGAATGGGCACTGCCAAACCGGAAGATAAACGGCGGCGTAAACGGCGAATGAATACCTCACCGCTCATGCGCCTTGCTCGCACACACAAATCCACCAACGCGCCAAAGTTCTTGATGCCTTCGGGATCAAGCTGGGTGCTGCTCAGTTTCCACAGCTCATTGGCGGCCAGTCTAAATTCATCATCCCGGCAAGTGCTGAGTAACCAAAAACCACGGCCCACCTCATTGGTGGTGTTTTTGTTGATGGCACTGCGCAATAAAGGGCTGTTTCGATAAGCGGCGCGGCTGCGGTTTCTCAGTGGTTTGATGGCCGATGCCAGCGCACGGTTTGGCCCCGCTGCCGGGGCTTGCCAACCGATTGAGCGCGGTGCTCTTGTTGCCCCCTCATACGGGGCTGCGGGCGTGGATAGCGGTTGCCCATCCAGTCCCACAATGATGCTTTCTTTCATCGAATACCCCGATCACCCACTGTAACAATGCCAGCTAATGGACTGCGGCGGCGGCCTGCCCGTTTCGCCATGACTCGGCCAATGTAACGTTTTGCCTGTAGCAGCTCGGCCATGCTGCGGTATGTCACCTCTCGCCCGTTGATTTTTACGGTAAGTTCACCGCTGGCAATGGCTTCATCGAGCGCATCCAGATCATCTTGAGTAAATGCCATTGCGTTCCTCTCTAGGTTCTGCGCCTACGGCGGCGCTTGGGTTGCTCTGCTATTTCCCCCGCTCCCGTTAATATCTCGCTGTTTTCATCAATCGGCTTGGCCCACGGCGGTGGGTTGTCCCAGCTGATCCGATCCGCTTTGCGGTCAAAGATAATGGCCCAGCAATACACCAACAGGTCAAAGGCTTCGTTTCGGGCTGAATTAGACGGTTTGCGCCACTTCCCATCTGGGCCACGGGTTTCACAGCTCAGCTCATCAAAAAAGCTCTCTGGCAGCCAGTCAGGGAAATGCACATAACGGCGGCCCGGTTCCTCACGGCCCAAAGCATTTGCCACCACGTCTTTGATTTTGTCCGTATTCAGTAGCCACACGGGCACATCACCCGCCGCGCTGGCCTTACGGTCATTACGTTTGGTGTTGTCCGGGTAACTCTTTTTCAATAACGGGGCCGATATACGGCTGGCCCCTTTGACCAACATGAACCGCCGGGACAGCCCCAACTTTTTCAAATTACGGAAATAGTTGTAAGCGTTATCCGTCACCCCTTCTTCACCGCCGGAGTCACAGGCAGTGAGTAAGATAGGCATGTGACGGCCTGTTTCATCATCAATCTGATAGGTTTTGTTGATCACCTTGTCGGTGATCACGTCCCAATCTTCCAGATAACTGGCCGGGTCAATCCGGGCATAGCCGCTGGCCGTGTCGGGATCTTCGCGCTTGCTCTTGGTCAGGGCATAGCGGTCTATCACAATGTGTTCCAGCTCTGGCCCCCAGCCCACCACCTGCACTTCAAAGCGGGGCGTTTTCTTACCGCCCTGCACGTCAATGGCTGCGGTCAAAAATCGCACCCAGTCCGGCACCACTTTCACGCCCAGATCGCTGCGCCTGTCCATCAGGTCATTGGCGTTTCTGTCCGTGTTTCTTGGTGGTGTGAACGGCTTGCCTTGGTCGGTGTTGGTTGTGGCCTTGAGGTTTTCAAGGCTCCCGGTGCGTTCATAGTCATTCATGGCCGCCAGATACTTGTAAACCAACTGGTTCCACGTCTGAAATGCTGCCGTTGGGCCTTTCTGCCAAAAGCTGGCAATGCGGCTCACTCTGGCTTCACCATGCACCTGCTTGTTCTGATCCAGCCAGCACCCTTGCGGCAACCAAATCCCCTCACGGTTGAAATGGTGCTTTTGTCGCTCTTGGTGCATTACCCCGCAATGCGGGCAGCCCAGATACACTTCCCGGCTGGCCTTGGTCGGGTCGGGTTCGTTGGTGTCATACACCAGCAATTCAAAATCCGGCTCAAACCATTCCCCACAATCAGGACACTGCCAGTAAAACAGGCGGCGATCCCCTTGGTTATACAAGGCCAAAATGCCTTTGGTTGGCGGGGCTTCATGCGGGCTTTCGGGCCGATACATGGGATCAAGAATGTCATAGCCCGGCGAACTCTCCGCCAGCACCATGCCACTGCTCATAAAAGTTTGGGTACGTTTACCCGCTAACACCCAGCCGGAACCCTCGCCGCCCACGTCCTGTTCCATGCGGTCATAGTCCGTGAGCGCCACCCGTTTCCAGTCGGATGATGCAAAAATATTTTTACTCGGCCAGCCGATCTTGAGGTAGTGCCCGGCTTTGAAAATCTTGTCATGCACATTGTTATCATGGGCACGGGGCGATAATGCCGCCCGCACTTCCGGGCTGGATTCAAAGCTGCGGCTCAAGCGTTTCTTGCTGTACTCCCGCGCCTTTTCCTCAGAAATCTGCACCACCAGCATATCCGCTGGGTCATTGACTGCCGTGTGCATGATCCACGCATCCAGCAAGCTGACCGTTTTACCTGTTCGCGCTGGGCCAACAAACACCACGCCATCATATTGCCGTGATTGCAGGCAGTTCATTGGCTCATGGATATAAGGGATCAGCGAGCCATCCCACGGCACCATTGCCCCACCTTGCTCAACATACAGCAACCGTGAGGCACTTTGTGAAATCGGTTCGCGCTTAGGCGCTCGCACTAAGGTGGCCGATTCGCGGCGAATCCTTGAGGCTTTGGCATAATTACTCATCCGCCACATCCATCAGTTCGTTGTATAGCTGATCGCGGAACGTGTCGGTGACTCGCTCCAACGCATCCAACTGTTCAGGGGTGAACAACCGGGTGCGCTCCATCTTGTCCGTTAAGCCTTCAAAAAATGCCACGTTGGCTTTCAGGGTTCTGACCTGATCGGCCCGGACTTCTTCCACCGGGATCAGCTGTTTGGTTTTTTCTTCAAATTTCAGCCGTTCGTTTTCCGACTGGTAATAGTCTTTTCTGTCTTTGGGGTGCAGCTCATCCGGGTTGTATGCCGTTGGCATCACATTGGCTTCACCAGCAAACAAGGCTGGGCCAACATCAGGGAGCGGATAAAGGGGCACGCCCTTCACTTTTTTCACTGGGGCAACCCCAGCGGCGTTTAATCGCTTTCGTACCGTGTCACGGGATACCCCAAACGCCTGAGCAATTCGGGTTATGTTCCACAGATAAGCGTCATCAATTCTTGTAACGTCACCCACACCTCAACGTCACCTCTTGCGTAATGATCTAGTGACGATCTTAATCGTCAAAAAAGGATCAGATTTTAGTCAGTCCCCTCACCTCCCAGCCCTTGCCACACTTGAAAATCATCAAGGTGCTGCTGACGACCATAGAAAACCCGAAAATTAGCCAAACCCCGCGAGCCTGCCGCCCGTGGTAAGGTTTGATTCGCTCAGGGTCCCCGGCAATCCCGCGCCAGCACTGGGCTGAGCGGTTGCACACTCTCTAAGGTCATGGATAAAGTTCACCAATTCACCCAGTGAACGGGGCGAAAGATACGCCCCGCCGTCCTCGGTTTTGGCTTCGCCGTTGGCCGTAGTCACACGGCCATCAGCGGTTCTTATCCACTGGAGCTTTGGAGGAGTCGGATCGCATAGTCCCGCCTTGCTCGGCGGTTGGCTTGCGCATCCCATCAGACTCAGGCCGACCAAAGAGATCAGCAAAAGCCTTGTCGGGATTCTCTGCCACTGAGGCCCGGCGTTCTTCACGCCGCAGCCGTTTGCGTTCGCGGTCATACTCATCAAACTTGTCCAGTAGTCGGTTAAACAGATTTGCGATAGCTGTTAGGGTTGTTAGTAGTTTCATTGCCTGCCTTCCGGTAGTTACCTGCCAGCACTTCCATCAGGCTGACCAACCAACGGGGCAACTTTGCCAACCAATGCGCCGGGAGCCATGCCCTCAGCTGGGTGAACACATACCCCACCAAACCCAACACCGTGAGCCACTGGGCGGCCTGTTCACTGCCCAAGAACACGGCCAGCAACTCAACCAACGCCACCGGGTGATCCGGGTTGGTTGCCAGTTCGCTTGCCATCACGGCTTGAGGCATTGCCAGCACGGCCAGTGCTACCGCAGCCAGCCAAACCATCAACACCGTTTTAAAACTTTTGGTTAATCCCATGTTGTTTACTCCAAAAAAACGGCGGCCCGAAAGCCGCCAAATCACCTGCCTGCCCTTGCTACAACTTTGGGAAGTGCTCCACAAATTCTTGGGCCGTGCCTGCTCCCAGCGGCGTGTTGTAATACTGCTTCCAATACGCTGCCATGCCTGCCACATCCCCCGCTTTAGGGAGTGGCGCTTTTACGCGGAGGTAATGCACTCGACACATTGCCACCGCATAGTTCAAGTTACCGATCAGCTCATTCGCATCCGGCATCATGCCATCACCTAAGCACTGCATACTTGCCAGCTCAGTGATGTTGTTTGCCAAGGTGCGTTTATACGCCAGATAGTTGCGCCAAATATCATCATGGGTAGCGGGTTCCATCTGGGCCAAACCCAGTGCAGGGCCGCCGCCCAGTTGCTTGATGTATTCGCCACGCGATTCCTGCCAAATCGTCCCGATCACCAGTTGTTCTGCTGCTTCACTGTGCAAACCAAGTTTTTTCAACGTTGGTCTGATCACCAATTCCAATAGCTGTTTTGCATCCATCAGTTGCGCCCCTTCGTTTTCAACGCTGCCACATCTTTTTCCAGCTCACCCACCCGGCGGAGCACCTCACGGTTATCCGCCGTGGCACGGCGTGACTCATCACCCAGCTGGGCCACTTGCACTTGCAGCTTGCTGAGTTCGATTTGATTGGAATTTAGTGTTGTTCCCACCCAAAGCAGCAACGCAACGGTGATGGCCGACACGATACCGAACAACGCCCGATCCGTGCTGCCCACATGTACTTCATTGCCTGCTGTTTTTTCCATACATCCCGCGCCCATAAAAAAACCCGGCACAATGGCCGGGTCACAGTTCATTCATTTCAAAGCTCACTTATGCACTAAAGGGGCGCTAACCCTACCTGATCCCTGCCCTTTGGGCCTCATGCGGGATACGTTGCAATCACATGCTGGCATTGACTGATAACAGGTGCAGCCAGATAAAAACACCCGGAAACAATGGCGTTCATCTACATAGTTCAGCCCTCCCGCGCCCATAAAAAAACCCGGCACAATGGCCGGGTTCAGGGATATGGAAACAATGTCTAAGCTCTTTGTGGCGCACCAACACCACGATAGGGAAAACGATAGAGCAAACCGCCACTTTCGTCAACCCCTTGGTGTAATAAATAAACTCACAGTGTAAAACCACCCACCTGCAAAGCCGCTCTTTTTTGTTATTTGTGACCTGTCACAACATCAACTCACGGGCTTTATGAGTGTGATAGCAAGCTGAATCCCCTTTAAACAGGCCACCGCAACCGCCGGGCAGCTTGTCCCCACACTTGCCGCAGCATCCCAGCTCTGCCAGCTGGGCATTCAGGCGTTCTTTGTCGCGGCGAATAAGCAGCGCCACATACTCATCAGCGGTGTATTCGCCACGGATACCGCCCCGGACTTTGCACAGCTCGGCCAAGTCGGTGCGCTCGGTGGCCGATAGCTTAACCTCAACCACCTTAATATCAAATTGTTTGAGTTTTTCACGGCTTTTGCGCTTACGTTCTGCCGCTTGTTCACGCTTTTGTTGTTGCTTCTCTTGGTCAGTCATGGGCTAAAAACATTCTCCTTTGTGATGAATCCTTACATGCTCAGCGAAAGCCCGCCGTTAACAGCTTGCTGGCTGATCGAGTGATCCGGCTGTCTCGGTATTGTCTCGGTGCGGTTTTTAAGGAAAAAAAATAAACCTTGGTGTGATAACCAAGCGTGATACTGCTCCAGTGCTTGGCG